CAAAGGCTGGTAGTCCATTCCACATAGCGGATGTAACTACATCACCTGTTGCGCCTGGCCATGTTGACATTTTTTCTCCTTAGTAAGATAGAACCCCAGAACCTAATTCACTATAGCCAAGTATAAAGCCATCTATGACAGGTTCTAGCGTTGTAAAGGTTGTTTTCCAGCTATTTGGGGTGATATTCATTCTCACGCCAAAGATCTGCAAAGTTTTTTCTATAGTCGATCCACCAGGCTGGGTAGTAAGCACTGTGATCGGATCAAAGAAATCTAGGTCTAAAGCTGCTACTACACCTGTATCGTAATTAGGGGTGTATAGGTCTAGGACTATGGCATCGCATCGGATAGAGGTTTCAGCTCTACTGGCTACATAAGCCTGGGCATAATCTAAAGCTACTGCATCGGTTTCCATTAATAAGCCATCTAAGAAATAGCTGTGGAGAAAGTACTTATCTATGCTGGCTTGGTTTGTGGCTACCTGAGCAGTACCACCTAATCTAGTAATAGTGGCCTTATTAAATATAAGCACATCGTTTAATATCCAGGCTGCATCAAAGTAATCTATACCAGTGCCATCATCTGCAAAGAGTGTAGGTGTGGCAGCAATAGATGCGACAGTTACATCTCGATCTTGAAATACAAACGAGCCAGTAGCATCTACATATAAAGCGCCATACTCTGATTCGGCAACAGTAGTTAAAGCTTGTAGGGCTGTGCGATTAGTGCCTGGGTCTGCCTGTAATGTAGTCAAGCCTGTATCTATATCACGCATAGAAATAGGCCAGTCAATTTCATCTAATATCTCATTAACACGAACGCCAGATAGATCACCAGCACTAGCACCTGTAACTGTGCTTATCTGGGCTAACTGGGCTAATCTGAAAGCATCTACAGCTTGTATGGTAGTAGTAGCCACATCCTCTGATTCTTGTGGGTAGGTAGTGACATAGCTTGTAATAAACCCTGAAAATATAGGATAGGTAACGTTATTGTAGGTAGCAGTAATCTGCACCTTCTTCATAGGTGTTAAAAATGTGTAATAAGGGCTAGATGTGTTCTGTGGGTTGAAGTCGCCATTCTGATCTGTTAAACGCAGAGTGAGTGAACCTGTTTGAAATAAATCACTAAGTGCAGTACGACCCCTATTGGTTTCTACCCTGTTAATACGATTTGATACATCCACGATTACAGCTACAGAATCTGCCAATACGTTAGTACCTAAAATTCCAATATCTAACTGCATAGCCTGGGCAGTGGATGGGCCAGTGCTAAAGTTAATTATCGCATTGAGTGTAGGTACGGCCATAATTAAAGGCTTCCGTTTGCAGTAGTGCTATATCCGCTACGACCTGCTACCTGGATACTCTCAGCTATAAGTTGAGCAAACCTATCGCCAGTTTGTGCAGTGTCTATAGTAATTTTTATATCTTGCTCTGTTACCCTCATGCCAGATAATGGATCGTATCTAAATCCTGTGGCTGCTAAATCTTGTGTAGTTACTGTTAAACTAGATAATGGATCATAAGGTGTCATTGTTTTACCACCACCACCACCACCACCACCACCACCCAAAGCACCAAGCGTAGCCAAAATATCTGCTTCTGTAGGTCTTAGACTTTTTAATGGATCAAATATCATCAATCTAGCAATAGTGGCTTGAAAAGCAGCTTCTAATGCAGCAGCACTCTTAGCCATAGATTCAGCCATTTTCTTTGCAGCCTCTGCCGCTTCCATCTCTGCCAATATCTTTTTGGCTAATGCTTCATTGTTATCTAATATGGCTAACTGTGCTCTAATGCGTAATTTAATTTCTTCATCTGTGGCTTCATTAAGTGCTTTTTGAAATCCTATGCGCTCAACATCAAACTTAGCAGATAGTTCGTCTACTGCAGTCTTTTTCTTTAATTGTTCGTTTTCAAGTTTTCTAAACTTTGTACTATCTTTAATAGACTTAAGTTCAATTCTTGATGCACTGCGCTTTGCATTATCTGGTAATTCTCTACCACCAAAATCTCTAGTGGCTACACCTGCCGCAGCGCTACCACCAATAATAGCAAAGGCTGCTGCAACAGCTTTAGGGCTTTTACTGGCTATAGCCAAAGCCAATAGACCAGCTTTGAAAGATGGGTTACTTACTAGGTCATTAAAGCCACTTACTAATTTAGCCAATTCTCTAATTGCAAACGCTATATTATTGCCTAAGTTTTCAAAGTTGTCTGACAGATTCTCTATAGATTTATCTTTACTTAGAATAGTTAAAGCATCTACTAGTCCTGCACCTATAGCCTTAGTAGCCTCATCTGAACTCTTTTTTAGCGCATCCATCTTGCCAGAATAAGTATCTAATCTAGCCGATGCTTGACCTGAGAATTTCTTTTCAAGCTCTGCCATGATCTCATTCATGTCGCCAGATTTAATTATGGATGCATCTATGCCTGTGTTTAATCCAGCCAGTGCTCTAGTTTGACCTCTTATACCAGCCGCTAATGCACCTACTACAGTATCTAGGCTTTGTCCAGTGCCAGCACTTATATTTAATGCAGCTTCTAGTGTTCTTTGTGATAAGGCTACTGATCTAGTTAAGTTAAGAAAGGTTTGAAATGGTCTACGTAGGTCAGTTAATATCGCATAAGTTTTTTCTAGGCTTCTTATGTAATCTTCTACTTCATTAACTCTAAATGCATTACCTGTATTTTCTAGCTGTAGTGCAAGTGACTTGGCTGCTACTTCATCCTCGGCAAACGCTCTAACTGCCTTCTTACTAAATGCAACAATAGCGGTAGCGCTAAAGGTAACGCCAAAGGTACGTGCTAAACTCTTTAATTGCTTATCAAATACATTAACATCTTGCTTAGCCTTTTTAAGTGCCTTACCATTCCAGGTAGCGAGTGCGGATACGACTACATTGGCCACTATGCCACCTTCTTTAACTCTGTTGTATCGTTAAAGTAATCAGCTGTAGCAGTAATGGCTTTAAGAATAGAATCGTAAATCTTAGGGCTATCTTTAGCCCAGGCCTTATAGATCAAGCGGCCTTTAGTTTTAGCCCCACCACTTCTAACATCTTTAATCTTTGGCTGTGATGTAAGGGGTGGCATATCTGTAACGAACTGATAGCCAGCAAATGGGTTATTAGAATTATATGATCGTGTAGATCGGCTTCTACTTTTAGCGCTACCAGATTTCTTAAATGCAACTGTGCCACCACCTTGGTTAACAGATGTAAATGGCGCTCTACCTTGTGGGTTTAATCGGCCAGAGGTTTCGTAAATACGACCAGCTGCGCTTACGTTGTAGACATAATTCTCTACTTGGAAACCATTCTTAAATCTTCTATTTTGGCCTTCTTTGTAACCTATGCCGCCCCTAACATTATTGTATTCGTATTTTGGAAATGGTCTGTAATCTACCTGTGAAGAGATTGGCTTAGACCAGCCAGATAGTACCTCTGTATTACTAGGCACATAACCTTTAGCAGTAGCTTCTACCTGGCGCATCATAGGATCTAAAACTGTTTTAATTCTGTCGTACATATCTTCATCAATAAAACTAAGGCCTTTCATTACATCTTTAACGCCTACGACCTCTGCTGGCATTTTTGATCTCCTTAGCTCTATCGGTTAATACTTGTACTATTGCCCGATACATCTCCGAGTCCATATTGATAAACTCGCTAGGCGGTATTCCAGTTTCTACGGACAACTGTGCGATGCCGTAGAGGATAGAATCCCGCTGTGTTATTTTTTTTCTTCGTCTAATACCTCGACAGTTTCTAGGCTGTCTATAAACTCTGCATTAAATAAAGGTACTTGTGCACCTGATCTGCGCAAGCACTCCCAGGCTAACCAATAGATATGGGTTTGCTGTTCATGCTCACGCAGCATTTTGCTAATACCTGCATTGTATTTCAACTCGAAAGCGTATTCGACACCTGGTGTTATCTTGTGTTCTGTGACTTCACCAGTAGCCCTAGTAATCTTTAGCTTTGCCATTGTTACTCCCTAATTAGAACGCCACTGATGGCGATACTGTGATTCCAGAGTTTACAGTAAATGTAACGCTAGATGTAGCAATTTCGGCTACTCCAGCTGATCCAATAGGTGTTAGGTTATTTACTAAGATTGAGAACTGGTAGGTAGGGTTAGCAGCTGAAACTGTAGTTCCCTTAACTGTAATTACTGATACAGCTAGAGTCTTACCAAATGCATCATTTAGAGTCTGGCTTACCTCAGATGATGCCCAGTCGTTCATAAAGTCGATTGTAAATGTGCCTGATTGTAGACCTGCTACGTAGCGGTGAGCGGTATCACCCATCGCAGTAATCTCTAGCTCATCTACGATTTGGTTGATAACAGCGCTAGATACTAGGTCGCTAATATCAATATCCT